TGTATCGGTAACAGCTACAGTAGCTTTAATTAAATTAGTTGGTTTAATTAAGACTATTAGCTCTACAGCTAGTATTAATATAGCTAAAGTATTAAATAGATTAAGGACATTAAGTATTTCAGTAACCAGTACACTTACTTTATTACATATAAGAGCAGTACAGTTGTTTGTCTTTATTAGTGGTACACCTTTATATAATACTTTAAGTGGTATTGTTAATGATGCTGTAGTTAACTTTGAAGTAATTAATGGTAATATTTCAGGATATGCTAATGCCTATTACTTGACTCTTCAAAAGCAGATTACTAAATATATGACGGTATCTGAAACAGTAATAGTTACTTTAAGTAAAGCTAGAAACGTAATAATGTCTCTTTTAAGTACTGCTACAGTAAGTCTTTCAAAGCAATTTAATAAGCTTTTAAGCGTTGTAGAAGTAACTGTAGACACCCTTATTAAAATTACCAATAAGGTTGTACTGTTTGCTATAAGTGTCACAGGGGCAGTAAGCTTAACAAAGTTACCAAAGAAGTTGCTTTTTGTAGCAAGTCATGGTATAATAACTTTGTCCAAGATGCAGCTAAAAGCTTTGACAGTTTTGGTAACAGGCTTCACAAGCTTAATAGGTCAAGTTTCTCCTATTTTTGGGGCAATATCTAGCAATGTATATTATGCTATACAGCGACTACGCAGTATAGATTTGGTTAAAATAAGAACTATTTTCTTGGACAAAAATAATGGCAAATAGCTTTACATACAAAATAACTAGTGAAAATGAGTTATTTACCTTTAACTATAGCCAGGTATTAGACCCTGCAGAGACTATTAGTTCTGCTACTTGTACTGCTATTACTCTTAATGGTGTAGACCCTACTCCTTCAGCAATCCTTTCAGGAACTCCTGTGATTAGTGGTTCTAATGTATCTCAGCGTGTTTATAACGGTTTAAATGAAGTTACATATCGCTTAGAGATGACTGCAACAACTTCCTATGGTAATGTGTATACAGCCATTGGTGACTTACCTGTTTATACTGCAGATTCTAGCTTAATTTAAAATGAGTTATAGTCCAAGCTATATAAGAGGTGATTGGAAAGCCTTGTGCGGTCAGTGCGGAAGACAAGTTAAAGCTTCTGAATTAAGACAGCGTTGGGACGGCATTATGGTTGATGACCGTTGTTGGGAACCAAGACAGCCACAAGATTTTGTAAGAGGTGTTGCTGATTATCAGGCTCCTCCTTTTACTAGACCCGAGCCAGAATGGATTTTTATTGAAATACTTCCACAAAACGACAATCTTAAAGTCGTTAATGGATATGAATTTAACACACAACTTTTAGGATAAACTATGGGCTATCCATTATTTACAAACAACGCAGCGACAGGATTGGTATCACCAATTTCGTCTTCTGCGACAACGCTTACCGTCAATGGTGGTTCAGGAACTTTATTTCCTAGCCCTACTAGTGGTAATTACTTTATGATTACCCTGATTAGTTCAGGATCAGGAAACATGGAGATTGTACAATGTACTGCTAGAAGTGGTGATACATTTACCATTGTTAGAGCACAAGAAGGTACTACAGCACAGTCTTTTGCTATTGGTGATTCTGTACAGCTTCGTATTACTGCAGGTAGCTTACAGACCTTTGCTAATCCTACAGTAGTTAATAGCGTAGCAGCAGGCACAGGTATTGGTGTATCTTCCTCTACAGGTAACGTTACAATTAGCAATACAGGTGTTACTAACCTTAATGCAGGCAGTGGTATTAGTCTTTCAGGTTCTACAGGAACTGTTACCATAACAGCAAATAATGTAGCAAACGCTACTAACGCTACTAACGCTACTAACGCTACTAATTTAATTACTACAAACTTTAGTATTAAAGAAGTTAGTGGTAACTTATATTTCTATTATGGAACAACACAGATTGCTTCATTAGATTCTTCTGGCAACTTTACAGCATTGGCTACAATTACCTCTGCTGGTACACCTTAATTTTAGGAGTTAATTACACATGGCAACAACATCAATAGGTAGCTCTGGAGTAACTTTTCCAGACTCCACAACACTAGCAACTTCTAAAGGTTCTGCTAAAGCATGGGTTTATTTTAATGGTTCTACTGCCACAATCAATGGCTCATTTAATGTAAGTTCTGTAACAAGAAATGGTACTGGCGATTACACAGTTAGCTTTACAACAGCAATGTCAAGTGCCAACTATGCAGTAGCTTGCGTTGCAAAAAAAGACAATACGATTGATTTGGGAGCAAGTAACTACGATGTTTGTAGTCCTAATTCGTATGCTACAGGTTCTATCAGATTGGCTTGTGGAAATGGTGTTGGTAGTGCTTACGATATGACCATTGCAAATGTCGCAATTTTTGGTAATTAAAGGATAAATCATGCCCCAAATAATAATTTATACAAATTCTAACAATGGCGTATCTGTATGTATTCCATCGGGTGAATTATCAATAGAAGAAGTTTTAACAAAAGATTGCCCAATTGGTGCAATAATTGTAGAAGATACAACGTTGCCACAAGGTTCGGATGCTCAGTTCTTTGATGCTTGGGAACTATCAGGTTCTACAGTAACAGTAAACTTTACTAAAGCACAAGCTATCAAATTAGCCCAGTTCAATGCAAGTGCTATTCAAGAAGCCCAAAAGCGACAACTCAATACTTTTGCAGGAATCGCCAATGCAGTTAGCGATGCAGACTTTACTGCTGGACTTGCTGCTGGTCGAGCTTCTATTGCTAGTGCAACAACTACTGCTCAATTAGTGGCTATTGCTAATCCAACATGATAAAAATAAAAGCATTAGAAGATAACACAGTATTTGTAAATGTATTTGCTGAAGGAAAGTATTAATTAAATTATGACTGCAGAAGCTCTTGAAAATCGTGTAGTACGCTTAGAATTTAAAACAGACAACCATGAAGATGAAATTAAAGAGCTTCGTAAGTCCGCTAATGATCTATCTAAAGCTATGGCAAGTATAGAAAAGACACTAGCACAGATTAAGTACATAGCAATAGGTGCTTTAGCTGTTGTTGTAGCCCAGTCCATAGGACTTGATAAAGCCATTAAAATCTTATTTGGAAGCTAATAATGTCTAGTACTTTTACCGTATCTCGTGACCAAATCATCCAACTTGCCTTACGTAAGTTAGGTGTTTTAGAGCTTGGTGATACTCCTGATGCAGCCACTACTGCAAATGCTTCTTTAGCTTTAAATCTTTTAGTCAAACAAATGGCTACTCAGGGTTTAAAGATATGGAAAGTAAACGAATTGTATATTCCTATTGTTAATGGTCAAACTGTTTATTCTATTGGGCCTGCTAGTTTAAATCCTACGACAGCTTTGGATACTGCAAAGCCTTTAAAGGTTATTCAAGCTTGGTTGCGTCAATACACAGTATCTCCTCCGATTGATACTCCTATGCAACTTCTTAGCAAGCAAGAGTATGACACTCTAGGCTCTAAGTTTTCTACAGGTGTTACCAACTCTGTGTACTGCAATGTACGTCAAAACTGGAGTGACTTGTATGTTTATTTAACTCCTGATCAGAATGCTGCTTCACAGTATCAATTATACTTTGTATGTCAACAACCTATGGATGACATCAACACAGGTAATCAAATTCCTGACTTTCCTTCTGAGTGGATGAATACTTTAGTATGGAACTTAGCAGATCAGTTAGCTATTGAATATAGCGTACCTGCTAACCATCGTCAAGAGATTGCTATGAGAGCTAAGACATATCAAGACCAGTTATGTGATTGGGATGTGGAAGCTACTTCTACATTCTTCCAAGCTGACCTTCGTATGGCTAACGTAACCTTCGGAAAACCTAACTAATGCCTATTGTTAGAATACCATTGTCTCAACCTATTGAGACTCGTAACGGCTATTTAAACACTGACTCTAAATGTGTTAATGGTTATTTTGAAGCGACTAACGGCAAGCGAGAGTTTGTTAAGCGTCCTGGTACATCTACATTTGTTACTTCTCCTACTATGCCTACAGGACAAGGACAAGGATTAACTTACTTTAATGGTAATCTATACGCAGTAGTTAATAACGTAATTTATAAGATTGTTCCTAGCACTGGTGTAAGAACTACTGTAGGTACAATGACAGGTCTTATTAATAGTAACTATGCTACTTGTTACTTTGAACAGACTCTCAACGATACTTATCTATTTGTACATAATCAAGTACACGGTTATACTATTAACGGTAGCACAGGGGCTTTTGCTCAGGTTAAAGATGACAACATTTCTACAGTAACTATTCTTACTGGTGGTAAAAACTATACTAACCCTACTGTAACCTTTTCAGCCCCTTCAGGTGGTGGTACTACTGCTACAGGAACTGTTCAAAGCTATGGTGGTATTGTTACAGGCATTACTATTACTAATGGTGGCTCAGGCTATACAAGCTCAGACACATTAGTAGTTACAATTACAGACAATGCTGGTAATGCTTGGGCATCTAGTACAGCCTATGCAGCAGGTACTGTTTTAGTTAACGCAGGTAATGTATATTCAGTAACTATTGCAGGAACTACAGGGACTAGTGCTCCTACCTTCACTAGTGGTACACAAGTTGATGGTACAGCTACTCTACAATATTTAAACAACACTGATGCAGGTGGTACAGGTGCTGCTGCTACTGCTTTGTTAAATGGCTTTCCTTCAGGTACTATTGTTCCTGGTGCTTGTTACTTAGATACTTACACAGTTATTGCTAGTCCTAATGGTGAGCTTTTTACATCTAATGCTAACGACCCTACTACTTGGAATGCTTTAAACTATATTACTGCTGAGGCTGAACCTGACCAGTTAGTAGGTATAGGTAAACATTTAAACTATATTATTACCTTTGGTCAGTGGTCTATTGATTGGTTCTATGATGCTGGTACATATCCAGGTTCCCCTTTGGCTGTTGCTGCTCCTTACCATATTGAGCTTGGTTGTGCTAACGGAGATTCTATCGTTAGTTTTGAGAACATTATAGTTTGGGTAGGTACTTCTAGAGATGCAGGCCCATCAGTATATTCTCTTGCGTCAACTGCTCCTACAAAGATTTCTACACCTTTTATTGATCGTATTTTACAAAATAGTACTTTAGCTGATATTAGAGCTTACTCTTTACGTATTAATGGACATACTTTTTATGTCTTGACATTAGCTGATTTAAATGTTACACTAGTATTTGATGTAAATGAAAAGGTTTGGACTCAATGGACTATGTGGGCTGTTGGTGACGTAGGCTCAGGAGTGCCAGGCATTTATGCTGAACAATACTTCCGTCCTAGCTTCTTTGCTCAAATTAGCGATACTTACTATTTATTAGATGATGATAACGGCACACTATATACAATG